GGGCAGGACGAAGGATTTGGTCAAACACTGCTGGTTTCATATCAGCGTATTCATCCAGTACTAAGAACTTAAGAGACACACCACGCATAGTCTCTGGTCTATCTGCACCCTTCAAGCTAATGGTAGCTCCATTAACCAGTGTAATCTGTAGGTTGTTAATATGACTAGACTTTATTACTGGATGACCTAACTCTAATAGAGTAGTCCACATAATATCTCTTGCTTGCCCTTGTGTGGGGGCTACGTAGAAAACATGACCCTTCTCTAGCTGTAGAGCATTTACAATAAGTAACCAAGCAGCTAGTCTGGATTTACCAGTACGTCTACCAGCAGCTACTATCTTAAATCTAGTGTCACTATTCCAAACATCTTGTTGCCAAGGTAGTAGTTTAATACTGAGGTCGTTAGACAACTAAATATACTGCCTTCTAATAGCAGATACAAAATCTTTTACCCTAACTGGAGTTTGTTTTTTCCACTCAGATTCTTTTTTACTATTTTTACTAGTAAACTCTATTTCAGAAATAGCTTCTTCCCATTCACCTTTTTTTAAATGTTTCCACGCAGTAGGGAATTTCTTTGTCCAGTTTTTACCTAATTGGAAGTTTACCGAAACTAGTGCAGCTTCTAAATCTCTTCTATCTTTAAGATTAGTTATTTGAGCTACCTGTTTACGGGCAGCTTCTTTAGCAGTATTAGAATCTTCTTCTAACCAGCCGTCTAAAATGTTTTGTGGTATTTTTGTTCCAAGTGGATATTTTTTTTGTTCTTCCTTACTTAATAAATGACCTGTACCAGCAGTAAGTTTACCAAGAGAGTCTTTGTAAGTTTTATTTCTAAAACCTTCTCTGTCTTTAATGTGCTCTAATACTTTAAAATTAAAATCTTTTTCTTCATTATCCAACGCTTTTACATTCTGTTGTCCTAACAACTCTTCTTCTCTTAGCTGGTCTCTAACCATAATATCATTCATTAGGTCAGCCTCTAGCTGGGCTATAGCACCTTGTTGTGAGAACTCAGGAGGGGCATCTAAATAACCAGCATCCATTACAGCTTTCTGCACATCTTCCTGTGTATACGTAGGAATATCTTCACCGATAATATCAGGCTCATTACCTAATCCGAAACTAGTCGCCATCTATAACCTCTCCATCTATTATATTCTCTACCTCAGTAACACCTGAAATAGTTATGTTAATACTAGGTTTGTCCCCACCACCCGTACTAGCATCAAACGAAGAGAGTGGCATAAGTCTATCTACTAGAAGTTTCCAAGCAGCAGCTTGATGTTTATGCTCATCATCTAGAGCAGCATCTAGTATAGTATCTAAAACCTTACGAGACTTGGGAGACGCAAGAAGCCTAGCCTTGTACTCATCCATTATAGCTTTATCACCCGGAGGTCTACCGGGAGGTCTAGCTCCTTTCTTCTTGGACTGTACTAATGCTTTAGGTGGTCTACCCCTCTTCTTAGGGACTTTAACTTCTTTCTTTCTTTGTTCCGAGTAATCAGACAATACTACCCCCTTAAGGATATTGTGCTTAGTAAATTTCCCCAGTAGAATAACTAATTACTAATAATTAAACCTAACTGGGTAATATACCTTAGAAAGGTGGTATTATATCATAAATCATTTAGTTTGTCAAGCACTAATTTATAAGCTACTGTAATTATTATATATTTAGTTTACTACCTTAGTAAATTTCCTAGAAACTGCGCAAGAGGTATTATCTATTCCTTTTCTTATAATATTTAATTATAACCAAATAGGTTTATATATCAATATCTTACGGTGATATTCTCTACGTCTAGTTTTTTATAGATAGATATGCAAAAATCCCCCTAATCCAATTTCACTTTTTTTTGTATCTGGGGTGGTACTACATATAATTTATATACTATACAGCCCCCCCCCTCCCTTCCTATGCAACTTCCATGCCAATTATTTATGGCACGATACTTGCATACCTTACTGAGAATGTTTGACAGTGAGTGTCGAGGATGGTGCATCCTTGGGGAAATTCACTAGGCTATATCGACCCTATTTTATAGGCCAAAATTTGTCGCTGTTTTGGGTATCTTATGGTCTGTCTACAATTAATTTGCTCTGTAAGTTATTGAAAACATTAAGAATATAAAATGAATTGAAAACAGTTGTTGTGTAGCTGTTTAGGCTATGTAATAGTTCACCTCAACGGAGCAAGTATTGTTGTAAAATACTTAGGCGATCGGGGTACATTTGGTGCTCTAGTTGATTTAGCCCAAGCATATAAATCTTGTTCAACGTTAGGATAGCCAAGTAAGGTGGGTCAAGATAGCCAATAAGGTGGAACGGTCTAGGCAATGCAAGACACCCGAAAGATACTAACTAACATCTAAACTAGCTAGCGAAGCTGTGTTCTGAGTGCCTCTTAAGGGTGAACACGTTATAGCTTCTTAGCTGGTTTAGGTTTAACTTAAACGTCTTTGAAACAGGGCGTTTAACTTAAACAATAGGAGTTAAATATTATGAAACAATATGATGACGCAATTAAGGTGTATAAGATAGGCCACAAGTATTACAATGACAGTAATAATTGTTCAGTGGTTGCTGTGTCTATCTGTACAGGTAAGGCATACGGAACTGCACTAAATACGCTAGCTAAACTAGGCAGAAGGATTAGGCAAGGTGCTTATCCTAGTATGATTATGAAAGCTATTGAACTACATGGTTTTAACCTTATTCCTTACAAGTTGGCGAAATATGGTACAGTATCAACTATTACAAAGAAATTACCAAGCAAGGGAAAGTTTTTAATCTTTGTAAGTGGCCATGTCTTAACGGTTAGAGATGGTAAAGTAATGGACTGGACAGAAGGTAGGAGACACCGCATTAGAAGTGTTTACCAAGTAGTAAAAGATAATTAATTGGAGAAAATAAAATGAATATACATTTAGATGATTTTGATTACCCTGCTGCTGAAAATGCAGCCAAAACTCAAATCAAAGGCACGTTGCCTACATACCACAATGCAAGCGCCATTCTTGATGAGAGAGCGCCACAAGGGCGGTCAATTGACTTTGGTGCTGGACTTGGAATTGGTGCTAGTGAGATTGGGTATGAGACGTTTGAGCCTTACGCTAAAAAATGGGCTCCAGACTTCAACAAGGCAGAAGATATCCCTTCAAATACATACAGCAGGGTAACCAATTTAAACGTTTTAAACGTAGTGAAGAGGTCAGACAGGGATGACATCGTGAGAGACATCGGCAGGGTACTGAAAGTAGGTGGCCAGGCTATCATCACCACACGCGGCTCTGATGTTATGAAAGCAGCAGGTAGAAACGGCCTTGAGCCCATGTCCAAGGTGACATCACGGAACACGTATCAAAAAGGCTTCAAAGTAGCAGAACTATTAGATTATCTTAAAACCACGCTAGGCAACGGGTTTACTGTAGAAAGGTTAAACCTTGGTCAGGCTGGTGCTATCATCACTAAGGGGAAATAAAATGAACTATATACAACAATTACAATTAGAAATTGACTTGCTTAAGTCTACACTAAACGAACATAGAGAAGACATCATAGATTTAGAAAGGTATCTAACATCTGATAAGTTTCATCATGACACCACTGTTCAGGTAAGTGATATACTTGGTAGGCTTCCTACGATTTATAATGAAGGGGAATAAAATGAATAACGAACATTTGAATTTTTTGATGGATTTGCTAGATGATGGTATGTGTTTGGCCTTGTCTCACAATCAATATGACGGGTTAAAAAGCAACTATGACCTAAGCGAAATATCAATTCAATTGAATGGTGATTACTTCACCGCTCGCAAACTAAACCAAGGGGAATAAAATTAGGCTATAGCGTGAAGCATATCATCTGTGGTATGCTTTGCAGTGTGACCTAAACCAACCAACCAAAAGGATAAACCAAAATGAAATATTACTTATACCTAGCAACAATCACAGGCGTTATGATATACGCCCTATATACTAGCCTAGTGGGTTATATTGACCTGCCTATAGTAGGCATCAACCAAGACGGGAAGTGTGCTTATATCGAAACACAAGGCGTTAGAGATTATACTTGTGATATCATTCCTAACAAATATATTATGGAGAGAGTACAATGAAAACATTAGAACAGATTAGAAAAGAAAAAGAAGAGATTGAGCGCCGTTTGTTGTTCTTGCAACATAAGGACAGGCACAATCACGACGACGACAAAGCGTATTATGCTATGAGTCAGGCTATCCTTAAACTAGCCAGAGAAATCAGAAATTATGAAGGGGCAAAAAATGACAAATAAAGTAATAACAGCCAAGAAACTACGCATCATAGAGCAGATAGACCGAGCGTTGTACGTGTTAGACCGTGACGCGTCAGGCTATGATTACATAGTCGACACGATGTCAGTCATGCAGCTGCAAACAATCAAAGGTGAACTGTTTGATGAGGTATGGTATTTAGAAAACAGACCGCAAAAGTTTACTGTTAATAAGGGGAGATAATTATGGAGTTACAAAAAGAGTTGGACGAACTATCAGTACCAGTTTACGAACAAGACAACCACCTTAATCAGTTCTACTGGGAGGAAGTAGAGCCCGAGGATGTAGACTTGACAGAAGTGTTAAAATAGTATAAAATAAATTTTCTTATTTATATTTATTATTAGGAATTATTAATTATTATGAATAACTTAGAGCAGAGAGAGAGGGGACAACTGAGTCACAAAATCCCTTGTCCTGATTGTGGAAGTAGTGATGGCAATCAAGTGTACACCTATGACAACCAGCCCGATGATAGCTATTGTTTTGCTTGTCAGACTTACTTTCCACCCAATGACAACGTAACAAGTATTAGACCTAAACAAAAGGTTAAGGAAATGAAGATAGACTATAGCAAACTTCCCTTTCGTGAGTTATCGGATAGGGGTATAAGGCAGGAGATAGCTGAACTGTATAGTGTTAGGGTAGCATTGAGTGAGTCAGACGGCAAGACCATTACCCACCACTACTATCCAGACACTAAAGCGGGAGAGGTTACGGGCTATGAGGTCAGAGAGGTAGCAACCAAAGACTTTAAAGCGTTAGGGGATAGAAAAGGTGCTGTTGATTTATGGGGTAAGAGCCTAGCTAGTAAGAATGGCAGTAATAAACTGTTCATTACGGAAGGCAGGTGTGATGCTATGGCGTTATACCAGACCATTATTGATAATACTCCAGCCAAGTACAAACAATACCTTCCTTCGGTCGTATCACTTACACGTGGTGCGTCATCTGCATTAAAGGATATGGTTAATAATAGGGACTTCGTAGAGAAGTACAACGAGGTTATCCTAGTATTAGACAATGATGAGGCTGGTAACAAGGCAACAAAGGATATTATTAAATCTTTTCCACTGTTTAAGGTCGCGAACCTACCATTAAAAGATGCTAACGATATGCTGTTAGCCGACAGAGGAAAGGAATTATATCAAGCAGCAGTATGGGATAGTAAGCCTATCAGACAAGGTGAAGTGTTAGATATTGAGGACTTCATAGACAAAGCACTTGAACAACCCAAGATGGGTATCAGTTTTCCTTGGGCTACAGTTACAAGGGCGACATTCGGTATCAGACCTAACACTATTCACATAGTAGGGGCAGCACCTAAGATTGGCAAGACAGACCACCAGCATCAGTTAGTAGAACATCTGGTTTATAGTGAGAGTCAGAACGTAGGGATGTTTGACCTTGAGAACGCACCAGCTAAGACAGCTAAGAAGTTAGCAGGGAAGCACGATAGGATAGACTATTCAAGACCTGATGTTAGCTATGACCCTGAGATGTTAAAGCACACCCTATTATCAATGCAAGGTAGGGTTAGATTCTATGATAGAAGCGCAAGTCGTGATTGGCAAGATATAAGAATAGCTATGGAGGAGATGCACTTGCTTGACGGCATCAACATCTTTATCCTTGACCCACTTACAGCACTGGTTAGTATGTTTACAGCAAGCGAAGCGAACGACAAGCTGAACGAGATAATGACAGATATGGCAGACTTGGTGATGAAATATCCAATTACTATCTTTTGTTATAGTCATGTCAACCCTAAGCCTAAAGGGTCACGCTCACATGAGCAAGGTGCTAGGGTGTTGAGTCATGAGTTCACAGGTTCACGAGCAATGGAGAAGTGGGCACACTATGGGCATGGTATTAGCAGGGATAGAAGCCCTGATTGCCCTGAAGAGAAGCATAACATTAGTGAGTTTTATATGCTATTTGATAGAGACTTCGGTCAGAACTACCAGTGTGATGTGTACTTCGATGAGAAGACTATCACGTACTTAGAAGTATGATGTTTGGGTATAGAGGGACGTTAAGAAAATGATGTCAGAAGAGTTTAATAACTTTTGTAATTATGTATATTACAGAGAAAATTTAGATGGAGGGGGCAGGGTGATAGCCCCAGACTTTGAAAGGATTATCAGTGAGGAAAGCAAAGTTTATGATAACTTAGTAGAAGCTGGTTGCGGACCAAGTTGGATAGGTTTATGGTTAAAGGAGAAGGGGCATTGTAATAACCTACACCTAGTAGACATAAACCCAGAGGCGATAGATGTAGTAAACAAGACAGTTAAGGGGCTTGAAAAGGTTAATACTTACGTATCAGATATGTTCAAGTCTGTACCAGAAGGTATAAAGTTTGACTGTATAGTCTCTAACCCCCCGAATTACTTTGATATACAATCAAGCCATTCAAAGTATGGGTTTTTAAGTAACGATTTAAGACCTTCAGATAGAGGTTGGAAGTTCCACAAAGAATTTTACAAACAGGCAGAAGATAGGCTTACCCCTGATGGTGTCATATTTATATCAGAGGTAAATATGTTTTCAGATACAGTAGTTTTAGATGGGGAGGTTTATGATAAAAGAAATAGACCAGCCTTTGAAGATTTTAAGGATATGATAGGAGATAATAACCTAGAAATAAAAGATGTAAGGTATTTAGCACAAGTTTCAAAAAATATAGGTTGTACACCAATACATATATTAAAGGTAGGCAGGAAGAATGAATTACGTATTTGATATTGAAGCAAATGGTTTAAACCCAGACAAGATACATTGTATGGTGGCCAATGGTAAGCAGGTACACAAAGACTTCTTTGTCAACTTGACAGAAGATGATGTACTTATAGGGCATAACATTATACGTTATGATGTGCCAGTGTTAGAGAAGTTACTGGGCATTAAGATTAAAGCCAAGCTAATAGACACACTAGCATTGAGTTGGTATCTGTTTGCTGAACGTAACAAGCATGGGCTAGCAGACTGGGGTGTTGAGTTTGGAATACCTAAGCCAGTGATAGAAGATTGGGATAACTTAAGCGAAGATGAGTACATACACAGATGTAGTGAGGATGTTAAGATTAACACTAGGCTATGGCAGCTACAAGAGCAGTACCTAGTTGCACTGTACGGCAATGACTACAGCGATTTGGTAGAGTACCTTACATTTAAAATGCACTGTGCCATGTTACAAGAGCAGAACAAGTGGAAGTTAGATGTGGATAAAGCTAACACCTTATTAGTAGAACTTACTGAGAAGCAATCTAAGGCTGTTAAATCTCTTGAAGCTACTATGCCACCAGTACAAGTGTTTAAGGACGTTACACGACCACAGAAGCCCTTTAAACAGGATGGTACACTATCAGAAGTGGGTAAGAGGTGGTCTAAAGTGTGTGCAGAGCATGGTATTAACTTTAATAGTTACGCCAAACATAAGATACCTAATGGTTTTAAAGAACCAAAGGCTACTTCACCCGTGCAGATTAAAGACTGGTTGTTTAGTTTAGGTTGGAAGCCACAGACATACAAGTATGTAGAAGATGGCTATGATTTACAGGGTAAACAGAAGCAACGCAAGATACCACAGATAAAGAAAGGTGATATGCTATGCCCTTCTGTTATTAGAATGGTAGACAAACACCCAGAGTTAAAGAACCTAGAAGAACTTGGGGTGTTAGGTCACAGGGTAGCATTGGTGTCCGGGTTGATTAAGAACTGTGATGAGGATGGTTACGTTATAGCTGCTATACAAGGTCTTACCAATACGTTAAGGTTTAAGCACGCAGTATGTGTGAACATTCCTAGCCCACGTATGCCGTATGGTAGCGAGATACGTAGCTTACTGACGATAAGAGAAGGCAGGGAGTTATGTGGTAGTGATATGAGCAGTTTAGAAGACAGGACTAAGCAGCATTACATGATGCCACATGATTCCGATTATGTAGAGGAAATGAACAAAGAGGGGTTTGACCCGCATTTAGATATTGCAGTGGAGGCTAAGTTCTTAACACAAGAGCAAGCCGATGCTTACAAGGCTAAAGACTTTAGTAAGTTCGATGAGGCTACGTTATCTGCACAAAGGCATAAGGGTAAGACTACTAACTATGCGAGTACGTACGGTGCAGGTGCACAGACTATTGCCAGAGGGGCAGAGGCTACACTTGAAGAGGGAGAAGCATTACACAAAGCATATTGGGATAGGAATTGGAGTCTAAAGGCTATAGCAGATGACCAGACTACTAAGAATGTAAATGGTAAGCTATGGTTGCATAACCCAGTCAGTGGTTTATACTATGAACTACGAAGCAAGAAGGATATTTTTAGTACGCTTAATCAAGGCACTGGCACTTACTGTTTTGATATGTGGGTACAGGAGATAATAAAAAGAACTAAGACTTTGTTAGCACAGTTTCATGACGAGGTTATTCTAGATGTACCCTGTGCATATCGAGAGGGTATTACTAAACTATTAAAAGAATGTGTAAAGGAGGTAAACAAAAAACTTAATCTAAACAGAGAGTTAGATGTAGATGTAGATTTTGGTAAAACTTATGCAGAAATACATTGACATCTACAAAAAGGTATGATATAATCAAAACTGTTATTCCAACAATAGAGGATAAAATAACAAATGGCTATTAAAAGACGTGGCGAACAACAAACAACTGAGCGTAGTGATATTGAGTATGTAAACCTAGAAGCAGGTGAGCATGAGGGTAGACTACGATATGTAGCAGACTTAGGTATGCAGAAGCGTGAGTACATGGGAGAGGAGAAACCACCAGCACAGCAACTGGCTTTAGGTATTGAGATTATCGGACAGTCTGTAGAGATTGATGGCAAAGAACAACCTAGATTGTTATGGACATCTGGCTTTAATGTGTTCCATGAGTTGACTGAGCGCGGTAAAGAGTTGCAATACTTCAAGGTGTTTGACCAAGCAGCAGTAGAAGGTGTAGAGGCTGATTGGGATAGCATGATTAACGAGCCTTGTAACGTGGTGGTTATTCATACCAAAGGTAAGGGTGATAACTCTGGTCGTACATACGACAACATTGATTCACTAACACCAATCCCTACTAAGTATAAGGGTGGTGTAGAAGCTGGACTTATTACCGATGGTTGTACTGGTGATGCAGATGATATGGATAACCCAGCACAAGCTAGTATGTTTGGATTACCACTATATATTCACGGCAACCGAATTGATGCACCAGAGTCGCTAGAAGAACTTACTGGTGCAGAAGTAGATATTCCATTCTAATGGAACTGCTAATTGATGGTGATGTTATTGTGTATCGTATAGGGTTTGCAACACAGAGGAAGAACGACAATGGAAACATTGTACCAGAGCCTTTGCCCTATGCCTTACACAGTACCAAGAGGTTTATCAATGGTATGATTAAAGATACGGGTGCTGATAGTTACAGGTTATTCCTGACAGGAAAAAATAACTTTAGACTAAAAGTTGATAGTGAGTACAAAGCTAATCGTAAAGGTACAGCTAAACCTATTCACTACCAAGCCATACGGGATTACATGGTTAAGCACTTTAAGGCAGAGGTTATCGAAGGCATGGAAGCTGACGATGCCCTTGCACTTAATCAAACAGACAACACTATGATTGCAAGTATAGATAAAGACCTGCTTATGGTAGAAGGTGAACATTATAACTTCGTGAAGAAGGAGTTCAACCATGTTACTTACGAAGCAGGTATACACTGGTTCTATATGCAAATGTTAATGGGAGATAAAGTTGATAACATTATCGGAATACACGGCATTGGTATTAAGAAAGCTGAGAAGATATTGGCTAAGAGCAAGGATAGAGATGCTACTATTGAAAGCTACTATGAAGATGAGTTCGGGGAAGGGTGGTATCAACGTATGGTACAGAATACGCAACTTCTTTGGATGCTTCAAAAAGAAGTGAAGATGCCAATGGATATTAGAGGAGACATAGAGATTGCAGATAACTAACATTTTAATAAACTGGACAAGCACTGCAACATTTAGACTTGCACTTCTAGCCATTGAGTTGGTCACGATGCTGGCAATTATTGCGAACTGTATTCGTCACTGGTGAAAGAGAAATTCTATGAACAAGTACCGCAGTAAGTTTGAAGAGAGGGTAGCTAAAGACTTGAAAGACTTTACCTATGAATGTACCACGTTACTATACAACAAGCGAACCACTAGGAAGATGGTGTGTTTAGATTGTGGTAGTCTACACGTATTGCAGAAGGCTAAGTATCTTACAGACTTTAGATTGCCTAATGGTATATACATTGAAGTGAAGGGGTGGTTTAAACCCAGTGACAGAACTAAGATGGAGTCTGTTATTAAGTGTAACCCAGAATTAGATATACGTATGCTGTTTCAAAAAGATGGATGGACTACCAAAAAGAAAACACAGAAGTATAGCGAGTGGTGCAATAAGCGTAAGATTAAATATGCTATTGGGAAAGTTCCTATTGGATGGGTGAACGAGGATGAGAAATGTGAATAAGATATGTTACAAATGTGGTGCGGAAGACCCAGACTACGAAGTAGTTGGGTATAGTAGAAACTGTTCTGAGTGTGGAGGTAAAGCTAGTGTGTTAGAAATAACTGAAATGACTGACTTATTAAACGAACTCTACCTTAGAGGTTTACTACCCGAAGGTTTTGTTGAAGACGTAACAGACGAAGAGTATAATGAACTTGAGCTAGACTTTAATAACGACTTAATAGAAGCTCATAAAGATGCCTTCCTAGATTACCTAGAGGACTATGACTATGACTAAGATAGTAGTAATACCAGACACACAGATGAAGAAAGATGTACCTATGGAACACTTGTTGTATGCAGGTAAGTACATAGCAGATAAGAAACCAGATGTTATCGTACACCTTGGAGACCATTGGGATATGCCTAGCCTATCTCACTATGATAAGGGTAAGAAGTCTTTTGAGGGTAGACGATACAAAGATGATGTTGACTCTGGTAACTTAGCTATGGATTTATTCCTAGAGCCTATTAAGAAAGAGATGAAAAGGTTAAAGCGCAATAAGAAGAAGTCGTGGCAACCACGTATGGTGTTTACAATGGGCAACCATGAAGAACGTATAGAGCGTGCAGTGGAATGTGACGCAGTGCTGGAAGATGTTATTGGTTATCAGGATTTAAACCTAAGTGACTGGGAAGTTATCGACTACAAAGAACCAGTAATCATTGAGGGTGTTGGCTTCTGCCACTTCTTTACCAGTGGTGTTATGGGCAGACCAGTATCAAGTGCTAGGGCTATGCTTACCAAGAAGCACATGAGTTGTGTGATGGGTCATGTACAAGATAGGGACATAGCCTTTAGTAAGCGTGGTGATGGTACTGCATTGACTGGTATCTTTGCTGGTATCTTTTACCAACATGATGAGGCTTACTTGGGCAGTCAGGGTAACGGTAGTTGGAAAGGTATCTGGATGTTAAACGAAGTTAATAACGGTAGCTTTGATGAGATGCCTATTAGCTTAGAATATTTAAGAGGTAAGTATGAACAGTGATGAGTATAAGTTTGCAGAGTTAGGTAGATATGACCTAATCAATAAGGGTGCTTGTGGTAAAGCTACAAGTAGAATAGATATTATTGGGCAGAACGGCAATGATGGGTTACACTATGAAGAGAGGGCATCAGATAAACAGGTAGGAGGAGACCATTATAAGAAACACCTAATACAACCTTGGGATATTATTGATGCTTATCATTTAGATTTCTACGAGGGTAATGCACTTAAGTATTTGCTAAGAACCAAAGGTAGTAGAGAAGAAGATATTAAGAAAGCTATCCACTACCTTGAGAAGTTGTTAGAAAAACGGAGTATCTGATGAATACTAACAACCCTATTAAGTTGTTTGGTAAGAACCTATTTGGCTTCTGGCTACCGTTTATAGGGTTTGTAACTTACGTAGAGTACGATGATATATTTAACCCTAAGTATAAAGCATACGAACACGCGTTCTTAGTACAGTGGATTATTGGCTACGCACTTGTGTATAAGATAGAGGTAGTACAGATGATGGAAGAGGAAGATTGGAATGACGAATAATGAAAACCCAAAGGCTACGTTTACTATTAAGAAGATAACTAACTGGCATTATGCAAGGAACTTAATCAATGGCTCTAATGACCAAGCACAAGTAAAGAAGTTAATCGAAGAGGTAACAGAGTTAGTAGACTCATTATCTACAGGGCAAAGTCCTATTGATGATATTGGTGATATTATTGTAGTGTTAATCAACATAGCAGAGAGACATAAATTATCTATTGATCAATGTTTAGAACACGCGTATAATGATATCAAAGACCGTAGGGGTCAGATGATAGATGGCATATTTGTAAAGGAAGGGTAAATGATTACAGACAAACAAGAGGCTTACGTTATTGCATATCCACAGGCAGAGCAGTTTGCAGAGTTGCAGGAGGATATATTTTGGACTGCTAAAGAGATTGGTATGGATAAGGACTTGCACGACCTACACAACAATCTGACAGAAGCAGAGATGCACGGGGTAGTTACTGTGCTAAAACTATTTACCTTGTATGAGACACACGTAGGTAATGACTACTGGCTAGACTTTATTCGTAAGAAGTTTAGACGACCAGAGATACAGCGTATGGCTTCTGTGTTTGGTATGTTTGAACTGAACGTACACGCACCTTTCTACAACAAGATTAACGAGGTGCTGAACCTAAACACTGAGGAGTTCTATAACAGTTACGTTAAAGATAAGACCCTACGTGGACGTATGGACTGGTTAGACAGACAGTTCGATGGTGATGATATGTTAGCCTCACTAGCAGTTGGCTCTATCGTAGAGGGTGCTGTACTGTATTCTAACTTCGCCTTTCTAAAACACTTCCAAGCTGAGGGTAAGAACAAGTTAGTCAACATGGCAGCAGGTATTAACTTCAGTGTAAGGGATGAGAACCTACACAGCCTAGCAGGTGCTTGGTTATTCAATACACTAAGAGAAGAGAGTGAGCAGCTAAACAACAAAGAACTAGATAAGAAAATCTATAAGACCTGTGGTAAAATCTATGAGCACGAGTCCCGTATCATTGATATGATATTCGAGAAGGGAGAGATTAAAGGTATCACAGACTTACAGATGAAGAACTTTATTCAAGCTAGGTTAAACCTTTGCCTTGAACAACTAAGGTTAGCACCACTGTATGAGGTAGACTATGACCCTATCTCTAAGTGGTTCTACAAAAACATTAACACACCACAGCTACATGACTTCTTCCACAAGCAAGGAAACAGTTATAATAGGGACTGGCAAGAGACAAGGTTTGCATGGTAATATGAAGAGTATATACGAAGAACTAAGCGCAGAACGAAAGCAACTACAAGCTACAGGTAAGCTACCACAATGGTATAGTACCTCTGCTTGGCAGTTACTTAAAGAGAAGTACACAACAGAGGAGTACCCAGACTTATATAGTATTTATAAACGTATTAGTAGTACAGCATCTAAACATATGGGTGTTGACAAAGACCATTGGGATAGGGTATTCTTTAACCTACTCTGGTCTGGACACCTAGCTTGTTCTACACCAGTCTTAGCTAACATGGGCACAAACAGAGGATGCCCAGTTAGTTGTTCAGGTAACTATGTAGGAGATAGTGTATATGAATTTTACGAATCACAAAAAGAAACTGCAATACTTACAAAAAACGGTTTTGGAACTTCATCTTATCTTGGCGCAATTAGAGGTAGAGGAGATTCCATCAGTTCAGGAGGTAATGCTTCTGGGGTATTGCCAGTCCTTCGAGACTATATCCAACTTAGCAGAGATGTGTCGCAAGGAAATACACGAAGAGGTGCATGGGCAGGGTACATCGAACTAGAGCATACAGACTTCTGGGAAGTAGCAGCACATACATTAAACAACCCAGATGATTGTAACATTGGTTGGCTAGTAACAGACAAGTTCATCGAGCAATTAGAGGCAGGTGAGGAAGAAGCTGTTAGTCGATACCAACGTGCACTCAAAGTTAAGATGGTAACAGGTAAAGGTTACTTTGTATTTATAGATAGAATGAACAGGGCTAATCCAGAGGCATACAAGACTCATGGTTTAACTGTAAAGGCTTCTAACCTATGTACAGAGATAACCCTACCTGCTGATGAGTTCCATACCTTTACGTGTGTACTCAGTTCTATGAACCTAGCTAAGTATGATGAGTGGAAAGATACAGACGCAGTACAAAATGCTATTGTATTCCTAGACTGTGTGGCTGAAGAGTTTATACAGATGGGTAGAGGTATTAAAGGTTTAGAGAAAGCAGTGCGTTTTACAGAGAGTGGTAGGGCTTTGGGTCTAGGTACACTAGGTTTCCACAGCTACCTACAACAGAACATGATTGATATTGAATCAATGGAAGCACATATGCTAAACTCTACTATCTTTAGAGACATTCAGAAGGAGGCTAAGAGAGGCTCTGAGTGGCTCGCTAAGACGAAGGGAGAGCCTAAGTGGTGTAAGGGTACAGGGGTACGTAATACACACCTCCTAGCCATTGCTCCTAACAGTTCTAGTGCACTTATTTGTGGTGGTGTTAGCCAAGGTATTGAGCCTGTATATAAGAATGTGTTTGTACAGGGTAGCCCAGCAGGAGAGATTAACCGTATCAACCCTGTGTTAGTAGACTTGATGAGAGTTAAAGGAGTTTATAACGATGATAACATCAATGCTATTATAGCAGACAATGGTTCAGTACAGTTGGTAGACTGGCTAACTGATGAAGAGAAGGTAGTGTTCAAGACTTCCTTTGAGATTAACCAAGAGGTATTGATTAGGTTAGCTAGTGTAAGACAGAAGTTTATATGTCAAGCACAAAGCTTAAACCTATTCTTCCCAGCAGATGCTCCAGAAGAGGAGATTAGTAGAGTGCATAAGCTGGCGTTTAAAGATAAGTATATTAAGTCCCTGTACTACATACGTAGTGAAGCAGGGGTTCGTGGTTCAACTGGAGAGTGTGTAGCTTGTGAGGGTTAGAGTATGATAGATAAAGATGTAAACGACCTAGCTAATGCAATGGAGGCAGACCCAGTACGCTGGGCTAAGAACTACCTTGAACTGAGAGAGTTAGTTAATATTTTAGAATCTCAGGTAGGTGCAATGCTAGGTACAAAAGAAAAGGTTCACTAAACTATAGGCAAAAAGAAGCCCCCTTGGAAAATATCCTTGGGGGCTTTTTTGTAGGTGTGTATTACTTACGATGTCTTGCAGTTTTCTTAGCTACCTTCTTTGGTTGCTTAGATACTTGCTTACCTGCCTTTGTGTCCTTGCGCTTCTTAGCACTAGTCGCAGCATACTCTTTCTTAGTGAGAGCTTCTCTAGCTTTCTTAGGTAGGTATCGTTCACCTGTTGCTTTACTGCCTTGGGTACTAGGCTTCCCTGACTTCGTACCCCAGTCCTGCTTAGTCCACTTCTTCAAACTCTTCTGTGATTTCTTGAGAGCCATATTATTTATAACCCCCACCTTTAGCTTTATATTCCTTAGCTAACATCTGAGCTTTCCGAGCAGACCATTGACCAGCCTTACCACCTTTAGAACCTGATTTAATCTTGTTGAATAAGTTCTTACGCATAGTAGGCTTGGTGTAGTTACCTGCTTTATTTACTGTAGACTTCTTAGCCGCCATAGTTAGATTGCCTTATAAGAGTTGTGACCTTCAGGCATTGTATAACCTGCTTGCTCATTAATCTTAGCAGCTATTTGTAACTCACCTTCAGTAGCAAAGTCTCTATCCCAAGTAGCTAACTTCTTCTTCATCATAGCATGATATAGGGGTGGGAACAGTGCTACTACGAACTCAGTAAAGTAACCACAACGTGCATTAGGAGAGCCCACTTCATCTAATTCCCAGAAGTGTGTTTCACCACGATCATGATGGTCACCTTGTCTACCTATCTCTATAAAGAACCACGCAGAGAATAAGTTAGCGTTATCCCAAGAATGACGGTAGTCAATAGGTTGACCTTTCTCACGGATAAGACCGTAATGTTCCATGTAGTTCAATGCTTCTAACTCAAAGTTAGAGATTGTCCATACTAAGAACATAGCAGCGATACCAACTAAACCACCAGCCCATGCGAATAATAACATAGTAGGTAGGCTCATAAGATAACCTTTAATCCAACGATTATCTAGGCTTACAAAACGTTTACCTAGTTTAGCTAACCGTGTACGTTCCATGCCGTACAAGAATTTAGATTGACCCATATGAGACAACCAGAAGTGACGGTAGATAGAACGACCACGAGGAGACGTAGCAGGGTCATCTTCATGTGCTAACTCTAAGTGATGGTTGTACACGTGAGCATACGTAAAGTGAGATGAACCACTTAAACCCATCATAAGACGAGAGATAACGAAGGCGAAACCTTTAGTATGAGATAACTCATGGCCATAGATGATACCGATACCTGCGAAGATACCTGTTGAAATTGCAGCACCAACAAGTTCTACACCTGTGATACCCATCTGTACAGGTAGACCTAGCATTGTAGTCATTTCTAGGGGTACAGCATCAACGTACTGCATTACACGCCATGCTAACACTACTTGCAATAGAGCAAATACAGGTAGCATTACGTACATTACAGCGTTTTGAAGTGCTGGCATACCCATTGTATCACCACTCTCATCAAAACCTGCACCCGGTGGGTTTATATTCATTGTTGCAGTATCAAGAATAATACCAACACCAAACAATGCAACACCAACCCATACAAAAGCACCACCCATTACAATACTAAGCACAGTAACAATGATTAGTAGTGGAGCCATCCAATATCTCATATTAACTAAAAGTTTTTTCATGATATATTACCTTTAAATTTATTTACGTTTTTTAGTAGTACCTTTTTTAGCAGCTTTCTTTGCAGCTTTCTTACCTGCTGCTGTATATGGGTACTTCTTACCTTTTACCATTGGCATTTAATTATTTCCTCCTATTACCATTTAACTTTATCAGCCCAATAGGCTGCACTCATCTTACCTTTACTAATGTTCTTGGCGTGTCTAGCCTTGAACGACTTCTTCCTAGCTTTCTGTGCAGCAGTCTTAGGACTCTTACCTGCACCACTTACTCCTTGTTGACCAAACCTGATGGTCTTAGTTTTGTCGCCTTCCTTGGCTACAACCACATGAGACTTTGTAGGATGATTAGGTGTACGTTTAGGTTTGTTATAACCTGATACGCCTATCTTACTTAGCTTACTATCTTTCTTAGTTGCCATAAAACTCTTTTTCCTTCTCAGTTTGTCTATTTTCTAAGTGCCTTTCTAAACCACCCTCAAACCAGTTACCCCAGAACCTACCAAATATAGGCGCATCTTTAAGGATTGCAGTAGGGGCTTCTCCTTTAGTAGCTTGTATAACAGATTCTCCAAAAGAATCAAGAAGGTTGAGTGGGGGTGCTATTACAGAGAGAGCAGCTTGCCCTATATTTCCCCTCTTAATGTACCTGTTTAAAAGATATTCAGAACCACCAAATAGTTTTAGTACATTAGAGGCATACTCTCCCGGTACATCTTCTAAATCTTCTATTTCTGGGGGTCTGCCCAACATCATACTTCTAAGCTGGTCAACTGTCATGTTAGCTGTAGGTACTATTAAAGAGTAAGCTATTGCATTTTTCATTGCCTCTTTTTTATTACCCTTCTTCCATTGATGGGGTATATCTCTTCTTAGTAAGTCTATTTGTTTTAACATAAAAGATTTAAGAGAGTAAAATACCCTACCATCAGGGGCTTCTAAATACTTCTGAGGCATTTCAGATAATGATATTGGCTGTACGTCTGCTAACTCACTCCACAAGAATTGCTTAGTAGTATCTGTAACCTTACCTGCTTTAAGGTCATCAACTAAAACATCAAACTCTTTACCAAGAGCCTTACCATACTTATCTCTTAGTTTTTCTAGACCCTTCTTAGAGTTAGCCATTGTCTTGCCTTTATTAAAAGCAGCCCTAATAAAAGTATTTTTACCTAATTTATCTACAGCTTGGAATCCAGACCTTTTAAACAAAGTGTGCATAGTACTTGCCATAAACTTTTCGTTAGCAAACTCCTCTGCCAACTTATCAAGCAACCCAAAATCTTCAACAGAAAGTTTTTTATTTGGAGAAATCATTGCAGCTAAAGTATTTTTGAAGCCATTAACATATGCTGACACACCTAAGTCAGCTAACTGGACTACCGCAGAAACAGGGTTAGCAATGGTGGTGGCATAGCCTATGTTCCTAAGAGCTTGAATACTTCTGCTAGAACCTTTTTCTCCGTTTATAAACCTAGCGTTTAATAAACCCTTTAAAGTATCTACATCTTCTGGAGACAAGTCTTTCATTTCTCTTGCAATAAGACTGTCTACAGAGTCTTCTACACGAATTAAATCGTCACCTTTGTGTACAGCACTCTGACCAAAGAACTTGCGTCTTGCTATATTAGATGCGTTGCCTCTTATGTAACCCTCTAAAGATTCTAGTGGGTCTGCATAGAACTGTAATAAATCATCATTAACGTTTTGTATAGTTCTAGCTTGAGTTTGACTTAGTCCACCAGTACCAACTTTAGGACTAAAGCCTCGTAGTACATTGTTAATAATTTTATCTTCTTCAAGAGCAGACAGCTCATCAACACCTAGCTTACTCTTTCTGTCTGCTATAGCTTTTTGAATTAAAGATTGTTGGGGTTTGCCAATAGCATTAAATAAACCCTTCTTATCTTTTACCATACGAGGAAAGTAGTTTTCAATTTTAGTTAGGTCTGTATAGCCAGCATTAACTAACGCATTATGTTGTTCATCAAGAAGGTCGGTCACTCCCTTTAATACTGTATCAGCATCATCAGTGTACCTAGACAATAGTAAATTAGCACCTTTGTAATTTCCATTGATTAACATCTTATTCATCTGTACACGAGATTGTTTCGGTAGCTTTTGAACTGCTTTAGCAAAAGGCTCTACTTTCTTTAGTGCCTCGTGAGTATTGATATGAATGTCCATATCCATCTTACGTAGTTTTTGTTTTAAAGGTTCACTAATCATACCAACACGAGTGCTAACCACACCTAAGAATTGGTCTAAGGTAGAGTTACTACCCCTAGACACAGCATCAAACCCAGTTTCTTTAGCTTCCTTGATAATCTTAGCTTGTTCTACTGTAGGAACTTTAGGTTTTCTACTAGCAGTTGTTGCAACTTCAACCAACTCTTCTTTAGTTTTACCTGTAGCTTTTTGTACAAAGTTAGACAGCTCTTTGACTGGTACGTTTTGAAGAACTGCTTCAGCCATAACTGTTTCTATCTTCTCAACTTCTGCATCAGCCTTAGCTACTTCTTTTTTTACCTTTCTTTTATTTAAGCCTTTGGTTACAGCCCTACCAGCAGCAATACCAACAGGGGCAAGCACACCACCAAGAGCAGCAGAAGTAAGTACCTTCTCTGGACTTAACTCCCCTTCTACTCTAAGTTGTTCTAATGCAGTCATCTCCGCACCTAACAAAGCCCCAATACCAGCTGCTGCTTTATAAGATTGCCCTACTGGAGCAAGGGTGGTTGGAGAAGCTAGAATACCTGCAAAGCCACCTACAGTAGTAGCAGTGCTATCTTCTAACCCAGCTTGATAAATGTCTTGGTACTCTCTTTTTAACCCATCTTCTCTTAGTTTATTTAGCATCTCTCTTCTTTCGTCATAAGACGCATCCATAAACTCTGTTCCATAGGCTTCTTCTGGAGAGACATAATCTATAAAACCTTCACCACCCAACGCTATCCTACCAAGAGGCATGTAGGATTCCATTATCATCCCTAAGTTTTCTACATCACTAGAGGATTCATCAAAACCAAACTCTATTTGCCTTAGTGTAGAAGGTTCTTCAACCTCTTCCTGTTGACTACTATACTGCTGTTTAACTTTCTCAAGAGCTTCTTCCTCAGTAGCCCCTTCTGGCGCAGTAACATTAAACTTAGTACCGTCTGGTGCAGTTATAGTAAACTCTGGCATTAGTTGGCTTCCTCTATTGACCAGTCTCCGTTACCCTTTTTACGAGGAGATTTAAATTTATCATCAGTCCACCAACTTGTTCCCTTCTTAACACCTGCTTGGGCTTCTTGTCTAGCTCTTGCCATTGCTTGGTCAAGTGGAACTTGTTTAAGGAGTTCTGTTGCTCGTGAAGAAATATAGAGGTTGTAATTCATTAAATCATTATCACTTAAATCTTTAGCAAAAGGGTCATTTACTGTACCAGAAGAAACTGTTTTTATAACATTAGTGTTTGGGGCAGTCCAAGGCTCGTTGGCTTTGTCTGCTTTTTTCTGCATGTTATCATTACCTATCTTCAATAGATTATCTTGATAAGTTTTAGCTAAATCAGAAGTTAAAGGGTTTGCGCTAAGTTGTTTAAACATAGTTTGGTTAAATCCTACAGGGTCTTTGGTAGGGTCAAACTGTGTCATAACTTGTTGTTGAACATTACTAAAAGTACGTTTCTTTTCTACTGCTTGTTCTGCTTTCTTATTTGCTACAGATTGTTTATACATAGTTCCATATACATTAGCAAGTTCAGTATTACCAGCAGTAACAGCAGCCTTAAACCCTTTCTGTAAGGCTTCAGGAGAACTCATATCAATTGATGAAAATTGTTGCTGTAGTTGTTTAGCTTGTCTTTCCTCTCCAATAGCCTTTTGCACATCCTGTGGTAACAAACCTAACCTTCTTTGTTCTTCTGCCCTTGCTTGTTGTATTACACCAGCACCATAACTAGAACCTTTGCCATCAAACTGGGCAGAACCCTCACCACCAACCCCAGCTTGTTCCATAACCTGAGTCGTCTCACTCATATCACGAACATCTGTAAGTAATTCTGCATCTGACTTACCACCAAACTGACTTATAACTAGGTTAGTAAGCATTGCACCTAGATTACTAGCAGCTTTTTCAGAACTCTTCATACCTTCTTGAGAACTCTTAATTAAACCAAGTGTGTTTTGCCTAGTTTTTTCTTGTCTTTCAGCAAGTATTTGTTCTGCACTTTTAAAATCAAACATTCCAGCCATTATGAAATTCTCCCGTAATCAACTCTTAAGTACCCATCATCACCTTTCATAACAGCTTCAGGGAATACTAACATAGCTTCTTGTGCCATAACACCTACAGTAGGTTGGTCAGGGTGTGCAATCTTCTTACCCTCTTCGTTCCAATCCCAAGTGTACATATTTAAACCACTATTATACTTACCTAATTTAACAATGTTTTCTTTAAGTCTTATATCACTGGCACTCATAGCATACGCCATTGCTGCGGCAGATGCACCTTGAACTGCTGAACCTAATAAATCAGTTCCTTGTTGGTCTTGTCTTGTGTTAGCACCCAAAGCACTAGCAGCATCAGCATAAGAGCCGCCTCTAGCAGCTTCAGCAGTTAAGCCAAGTTTCAACAAGTCTTGCTCAGTTCCAGTAATACCAGAACCAAGACCAAACAAGCCTGTAGTACCTGCAAGTAAGTTCTGTGCTCGTTGTTGTTCAAGACCTTCATTGATACCAAAGATACCAGACTCAATACCAAATGCTTGTTGTTGTTCACCAAGTGCTTGTTGTCTTGATTGAGCAGCTAGGTTGGCTAACGTCTCAGATTGCGCTCTACCGAGTCCAAATGCATCAGGGCTTACCATACCACCTGCACCTGCTCCAGCAGCCTCTCCTGCAAGCATAAGACCCATACGACCACTGCCAAATAAGTCTGACTGTAGTTGTTGTCTTTGTTGTGCAAAAGCTGGTTCTAGTAATGCAGACTGTTCTCTGAATATATCAGAAGTACGCCCTGCTAAATCACGCTCAAATTCAAAAGGAGTTACTTCTCTGCCAAATGCTTCTGGTATTTCACCAATAAGCTGTCCAGCACCACCATAACCTGCTTGCTGTATATCTAATAAAGGCTGTGATAAACCTAGATTAAAACCTCTATCTTTATCGTACGATGTAGTACCTACAGAAGTAGTTAAAGTATAAGGTTTAAATACAGCTTGTGCTGCATATTTCCTAGCTTCTGGGTCAATTTTTGCCTCATCTCCACCACCACCTTTTCCGCCACCACCCATTACACTATCTCCTGTACTGGTAATTCATAAAATGTAAAACGGGATTTAAACCCATCATCTTTAAATACTTTACCCCAACCATTACGACCTAATGATTCAATAATGTCACAACCAGTTGAATGGGCAAAACCTTGTATAGTCTTTAACATATCTTCTTTCCAAAGTTCTAATTGTGTACCACCAGTAAAGTGCATAACAAGAGACTTTAACTGTGGGTACTCCATAGGTTCTGTAATAACAAAACCAAATATCTTATCTTCTTCGTGAGCAATCCATAATTGTTGGTTGGGGTTTTTCTTTACAGCGTTACGAATATCATTAGCTGTAAATCTACCGTAAGTGTATTCAGCACAACCTTCAAAGTATTCTTTTACTCTGTGCCAAACTACGTCTACTTCTTGATTAGGGAAATGTGTGATTTTCATTATACCTTTTCTACAAATTTTAAAATATCTTCTTTGTTTAAAACATACGCTTGTATGTCTAAAACCCCGTTGTCAATTTGTTTTAATATACGATGTCTACCATCTATAAGTCTGTATTGTTTACCTTTAGGATTTTCCATAGTGGCTACAATACTAGGGTAACTACAATTAGCTAATCTATATCTAATACTTTCTTTATCTATACTGTCTAAATCTTTATAACCTATGTTAGATACATTTATTTCTTGTGAAGCTAATCCTCTTAACTTAATGAGGCTATATAAATTTTTACAATCTACCTTTAATGACTCTTCTGTAATTGCCCATTCGCCTTCAAGAAGATGTATCATATAATCTAAACCCTATACTAACCCTGTTACCTTCACTATAAATACAATGCCACAATTTGTCATCTTCTGGTATATCAAACTCTTTTATATCTACGCCTTTCTTATCCCAATCTGTAACAATATTATCCTGTGCGTCTTTATACCTAAAGAAAGATTTGCCGTCCGAGTAAACAATATAAACTCTTTTACAAGGTTTCTCAGAATTAGTGTGCCAGCCCATATATCCAGTAGGAGGGTAATAAAATAAACCACTATTTATGATGTTATAGGTAGGGTATATCTCTTGTAGTAAATGAATAAACTTATTATTTAAACCTTTGTAACTTAAGTCTACCAAGTTCCTGTTGGTAGCCACATCAATATCTGCACCTGGCAGTGACTGTTTAGAAACATTATCTTTTGCATCTAAATCTATTTCTGCAACATCTTTATAAGTTAGTATAATATCTTTTGCTAAACTTTCTGCCTTAGAATAAATCTTTGTATTTTTCATCGTAATCTATTGCTAACTCAAAAGGTACTTTATTAGCTATCTGCTCTGGGGTAGTACAGCTTTGTAAATCTAAAGTAGTAGTTAAGTCTCTTAAAGCTTGCTTATCAGAGTTAATAACTTCTAGTAAATCTTGTCTACCTTCTGCTAAAGCTCTAGATTGATACATATCTAAAACCTTAAACACGTTTACTCTAATCTCTCTATAGAAATCTAAAAACCATAAAGCAAGTAACTCTAAGTCAAACTCTACATCTGTAAAGTTATTATTAAACTTTAGCTTATCTATGTGTATAGACATACCCAATTCTTTTGCCTTGGGGTTTTTACTAAAAGGTTTAATAACAGTTTTAGAAGATTTAGGAATAACTCCTATTTCTTTTAGCTCCTCTACAGACTTGTCAGATACAGTTAAAGCAACTTTAGGAGTGCCTTCTGGAAATTGAAAGAAAATGTTTTTCATTTATAATCCTTAGTAAAGAGTTGCTACAATGTAAGTTGGGTCTACCGCTGTAATACCAAACATTTGTGTGGCGTTACCATCGGTATCAGCAGCACTAAACACTTTATAATCATTAAAAATATTTTTTGCTTTTAAAGTAAAAGTTGTTGCAGACCTACTACTAACAAAGCAGTTATAAACAGCAAGAGTGTTATCAGCAGTAGTTACAGCTGAACTTTGGGATAAAGTACCCTCGTCTACATTACCTACTGTAACTGCCCAGTTAGATGTACCATCTTGTAATGAAGCATCACAAGTAATAGTATAGTCCCCAGTGCCTACTTTAGATAGTGTTAAACTTTGAGAAGCTATAGTAGCTCCTGTAGCACCATTAAAAGCTATAAAACCTCTACCTGCTCCTATAGCGTCTTGAACAAAAGCTGTATTTGCTATTAGCGTACTATCATCAGTAGCTGCTGCTGTAGGGGTAGTAGGTGTGCCTGTAAAAGAAGGAGAGTTTATATTTGATTTTAAATCTATTGCAGCTTGTAAAGTACTTTGCAAAGAACTATCTGCTGCTTGGTAAGCTGTTGTAACTGCATCATCGGCAGTTTTTACAAAAGACGTAGTAGCTAGCTGAGTTGTATTAGTGCCAGCAGCCGCCTTTGGAGCAGAAGGCACTCCTGTTAAAGTAGCACTATTTATATCTGCTTTGGTGTTTACCGCAGTTTGAATAGCGTTGTACTCATCATTGATTTCTGTACCACTTACAATCTTTAAGGGGTCGCCTGTTAGCAAGGCATCCTTAGAAGCAAAGTCTGTGGCTTTTACATAATTACTCATATTTTATATACCTTTATTGTGTTCTTCCAGATTTAATAAATACATCAAGTCTTTGAATACTGAGGGGTGCACCGTTTATTTCTGCTTCAAAGCCACCTTGGATAACTGTACCACTGCCACCTACTGAGTTGCTTACAGTTCTAATGCTAATACCGCCTGTGTACTCTGCTACTGTATACTCATCTTCACCGTAGTAGTAGGGTGTACCCTCACCTTCAATAACGTACGGGTAACTAAAGTATTTAGTAGAGTAGTCAAAACCCAGTTTAGTTACGAATGTTTGATTGTCTGGTGCAATCAATGTCACGCTTAATCTCTTGGCTATCTTAGTTATATTACTATTGCCTAAGTCAAAGTAGTTAGTATAATACTTAAAGTTAAATGCACTACCATTATCTTGAGAACCAAAGTATTCAGCTAAACCGTTGGTTTGGCAAAAGAGTAGCTTGCGTTCATCAGCATCATAAATAAAGTTAGTATGAGTTATACCCAACCACTTAGTAATTCTTAAAGCACCGTCCTGTAGTGGTGTCTTAGTATCAAAAGCATAAACAATACCAGCACTTGGAAAGTACAGTA